GGAATGGCTAAGTTTGCCTATATAAGTCAAGAACATGCAATTAATTCACAAGTTGAAGGTTATGAGAATAAAACAGGTAAAAAACTTAATACTACCGAAGGAGGTACTGAAGGGGGTATAGTAGGGGATACTGAAGGAGGTTCGGTACAAGAGAAAGAGAAAGAGAAAGAGAAAGAACTAGTGCAAGTGCAAGAACTAGTGCAAGTGCAAGAACTAGATAAAGAACTAGATTTAGAATTAGAAATAGATAAAATTATAAGAATTAAAAATATTAAATAATGAAAAATTTAGATACAATACCAGAGAGATTCCATATTCTATTTAATTCAGATTGGAATAAAGGAGTTGAATCAGAGATGACTTCAATGAGTAAGAGTGATATGAATAATTTATTTCTTGAATATAATAGATGGAATATTCAACAAGCACTAGCTCCAAAGCTAGTTCAAAAAGAAGAAATTAACATTGGTTTTATAAAGGATTGAAACTTTTTAAAACTTTGATATATTTATATGTATGGGAAAATTAATTACAAAGAAGATACTTGAAGTTAAATTAATGAAAGTTGAAAAATCATTTAGAGATGGTGTTCAACCAAAGTATTATTATAACTTTTTATTGGAAGATATTGAAGACCCAGTAGTTGTTGAAGTCAATAACGTATTAGAACCAGGAATGGTTGGACAGAAATTAAAATATAGACTCAACGAAAACTTTGATGTATTAGAGTTTGATATTATTTAGCCGAGGGGGTTGTAGGGTTTGATTCTAATGTGCTCTATATTAAATTACCTTTCTTTTTTTTTACCTACACCCCCTCTTTTTAATCTATGGAACAAGAAATAAGCCCTTTGTTAGAGTCAGTTGTTCAGGATAATCCAACTTATCCTTTTCCAATAGAAACCATTAGGTATGAGTTATTAGAATTACTCACCAATCAATTAGAATTACAATACTTTGTAATCCAAGCAAATAAAAAACTCAAACGAGACCATCACAAAGTATTTGCAAACATCTTTTTAACCACCATTCAATTAGTTTTTGAGACAGATAAAGGAGAGATTGAGGATTTACCTTATGACCTTTATCAAAGTCGTATAGAACGTCTTACATCAGTTCTTGAGAATATGAAAATTACAAGAGTAGAGAAGAACTCCCCTGATGGAGAAATGTTATCTGCAATGAAATAATTTTTTTTGTTGCTCTTGATACTTTTGTTGCCTTTGATTATATTTATATATATAAAAGAAAAGAACATGGCAACATTAAGAATAAGCGGGGACACACTCGTAACAACAGATTGGGATATTGAAAGCATCCTCAAAGTAGAATCAAAAGAAGATTCAATCACAAGAATTATAGACCAAGAATGGTTTGAAAGAACTTCATCATGTGGATTAACCTATGGTGAGATAAAACAATTAGAACAATTTAACTAAAAAAAAAAGAACATGGCACAGGACACACAAAAAACGATTGTAACTCAATCACAACTCAAGTTCGTTCAGGACTACTCAAGACAATTAAATGTTAATCTTACATTAAAAGAAACCGTTGGGATTTGTAATGTATTAGTTGATTATTGTTTAAATGGTTATTCAAAAGAAATCGGAGAAAGATTGGACTCCATTGATAAATTTATCAAGTCAAAATTTGAAGAATAATGGAAGAATGGAGACCAATACCTTATTTCCCCAACTATGAATGTTCCAACACAGGATTAATCAGAAGAGCACTCAATCAAAGAGTTTTAAAGCTCGGAATAATGGAAACGGCAAGAGATTATCTTGTTATTTCAATATATTACAATAAGAAGAAGTATACAAAGAATATAGGAAGATTAATATATGATTCCTTCAATGAATGTGAGTGTAAGCAAACGATTGACCACATAGACAGAAACCCAAAGAATAATCATATTTCTAACTTAAGATGTGTTAGTCATAAGGATAATTCAAAGAACCGTGATAATTATCATAGTACAACAAATAAATATAATTTAACCAATGATGATAAAAAAAATATCATCAGTAAATTAAAATCAGGTAAATTAACTACATGGGGTGTTATGAAACAATATGGTATCCCAACAAACTATATACACATGATTTTAAAACGTGGTTCATGGGATAAGTTCTTAGATGGAGAGTAAAGAATATAATGAGTTAAGAAAGATTGCAAATAAGATTTGTAAGAATGATGAGAATACTAGTGACTTGCTTCACGATGTATTAATCCAATTAAAATCTAATAAGGTATATAATGCTTTGGATGAAAAGTCCAAAGTATTTTTTTTTGTAAGAGCAATCACCAATCAGTATTATTCAAACAACTCATCATATCATAAAACATATAGAAAATATGTGTTCCAAGAGATTCCAATTAACTATGAACGTAAAGACCAAGAGTATAACGAATTACCCACATTAGATTGGATTACAGAGACTTTAGATAATGAGTTGAAGTCCAACCCTACTTTTTGGTATAATCACGGGATATACACATTATATTTGGAACACAAGAAGTTAGAACAACTACACAGATTAACAAAGATACCAAAGTACTCGTTAAGAATAACATTAAAAGAAATGAAGGAATGGTTAAACTATAAATGGAATAAATATAAAAATCATGAAAAATAAAGTAGAAGATACCAGTAAGGTACAAGAAGAATTGGAGTTTGTTCCAATTGACACACCACCATGTAGCACATGTAAAAACAAAAAAGAACAGAATGTTAAATTCCAAAACTGGACGAAAGAAGAGTTAGATTTAGCAATGACCCTAATTGATAAACAGAATATAACCAAAGAACAACAACAATGGTTAGTTAATTTAAATAATAGGGTATTAAATGACAATAAAAGGTTGAGTTGTGGTAAATGTTTTACCCAAGTATTAAGAAACCTTAGGAACGCCTATATAAGATTATATGGGGTTTAGTTTTTAATTTAAAATAAATAATGGGGGATTAGATTGAACATTTTCTAATTACCCCATATTTATTTTTACATTGATGTCATTAGATTTAATAATAATAAAATAAAATCATAAAAAAGTAATGGGTAAGTCAAAACTAAGGGGCGGAGCGAAAGCTCACAAAAAACGTGTCCAAAAGAGAAACAACAACATAAAACAACAAGAACGAGAGATTGAAAGAATAAGAAAACAAATCTTTTTAGAAGCAAAGGCTCGTTACGAAGCTGAGCAATCAGGTAAAACAGAAGACAACACATGGAACATTTCATAGCAGATGATGACCTTCCAATAGAACCACCAAGAAAGAAACCTGGTAGACCAGTTGGAAGTCATAAGAAAAGAATGAATGATGCAGAACGTAAAGCATTCATCAACGAATCAATTAAGGTCGTATTAGACGGACATCTATCTTATACAGACTACGTTGATTTTTGTAAGACAAGAGAATTATCAGCACCTCAAGCAAATGAGTATTGGTTAAAGATATGGGCTGTAATCAAGAAGAAGTTTGAATTGGAGAAAGACAAACTAATCCTTAAACATCTTCAAAAGTATTGGGATGTATATGAACAAGCAAAGAACAATGGAGATATGGGGAATGCAAGACAAACCCTTAATGACATTGCAAAATTACAAGGACTAGCTGAACCAGATAAAGTTCATGTAACTGGTACATCAATAAAATTAAACTTTGGAGAGATAAATGATTAAAACAATATCAGTTCAAGGATTTACCCCACACAAAAAACAACAGGAGATTATCAATGCCTGTTTGGATGAGAATGTCAAGTACATTATTGCTAACTGTGGTAGACAGGTGGGTAAGTCTTTTCTTGGTATTAACATTATATTGAAATGGTTATTGGAAGATAACGGTGCAATCGGAATGTGGGTAGCACCAATCTTTGCTCAATCCAAAAAAGTATTCCAAGAATTAGCATTATCATTAGCTAGTTCAGGTCTTACAAAGTCAGTTAACAAATCAGACTTAACAATCACATTCATCAATGGGTCTATAATGTACTTTAGGTCAGCTGAGAGAGAAGATAACCTACGTGGTAATACATTGACATACCTTGTGGTAGATGAGGCGGCATACATCAAGAATAACGTATGGAGTGAAGTATTAAGAGCAACCATCTTGGTTAAGGGTAAGAAGGTATTATTCTTATCCACACCCAAAGGAAGGAACTGGTTCTATGAAATGGCAATAAGAGGTGATAACGAAGATTACCCACAATACAAAACAATTAAAGCATCATCATTTGATTCCCCATACATTAGTGAAGAAGAATTGATTGATGCAAAGAACTCATTACCTGATGGAATATATCGTCAAGAGATATTAGCTGAGTTCTTGGATGATGGTGGGGAAGTATTCTCATCATTGGAATTAACCAGTGTCTTAAGTTCATATCCCCCATTTGTATCAGGTGAGAAGTATTATGCAGGATTGGACGTTGGTAGAGCAAATGACTACACGGTATTAACCATTCTAAATTCAAATGGTGATGTCGTTAACATATATAGACAAAGACAAAACTCGTGGAACATCATTGTTTCAGAAGTGGTTAAAGTATTAAGAACTTATAATGCCAGATGTATCATTGAGATTAACGGAGTTGGTGACCCTGTATATGAACAGGTTAAAAAACAATATTCCAATGTGGAACCATTTGTTACAACAAACGACTCAAAACAAAATATCATTGAAGATTTAATTATGACCATGAATGAGGATAAGATTAAGTTACCCTCTAAAGAACTAAATCCTGACCTCTACAAGGAGTTAAGTGTTTTTACATATGAATACTCACCCAAGACAAGAAGAGTTAAATACGGAGCTCCTAATGGGTTCCATGATGATATGGTTATGAGTCTAGCAATGGCGAATGAATGTTTGAAAAAGAAAATTAACTACGGGAAGTATGTGGTTAGATAATGTGTATAAAAAAATTAAAAAAGATATTTTAAAGTAGTATGGAAAAACAATACGTTAAATACAAAGGGAAGAACTACCTAATCAATGAACCAACAATTGAAGACTGGTCAAAGATAATGATTCTTCAAGAATGGAGTGATGAAAGAGAGTTCTCAACCATATTGTTATCACAGATAACAGGACTATCACAAGAAGAGATTGAGAATGCTGATTACCAAGAAATACTTGATGCAGCACAAACCATTTCACAATACTTCTTAGTTGATAGTTCAGAGTTTAAAAATGAGTTTGAGTTTAATGGTAAGAAATATAGATTCTTAGATTTACCAAACTTAAAGTTCGGGGAGTTCATTGACATAGATGGATTCTTAACCAAGCCAGTTATTGAGAAGAAGAAAGAGATGAACTTGTTAATGGCAATGTTATATCGTGAGGTTGATGAGAATGGGAACTATCTACCATACGATTCAAGTAAAGTTCAACTAAGGTCAGAAGAGTTTAAAAAACTACCTGTCAAATATGTGAACGGAGCTTCAAGTTTTTTTTTGCGTTTAGGAAAAATATCACAAGGAAATATGACGCTCTCTTTTTGGAACAAAGTGAAGATGATGACGAGGATGATTTATCTCTCCGTGAAATTTCTTCTTTTAATAAGTTTTGGGGTTGGTTTGGCACTATTGTCACGCTTGCCAATGAAGATATCACAAAGATGGACGAAATTACGCAATACCCGTTAATATTTGTATTAAACTATTTATCATATACAAAGGATTTAAACGACATAAGAGCGAGAGAGATTCAAAAACAAAAAATGAAATATAAAGTATAAAGTATGGCAAACGCAGTAGGATATTACAATTTTAAAAAGATAGTTGATTTGTTAAAACAACTACAAACATACCATGAACAACTTCAAGGTTGGGGTATTGGTGATGTTAATCAATTAATTTATTACACAGAGGAAAGATTAAAAGTTGACAATACCGAACAAAACTATGCC